TGTACAGCTTGTTTAACTGTAACATCCCATACATCATGGTATGGTGGTGGCGTATAAATTCCATTAATGGTTTGCGATGCAATAACCTTAGAAGAATCAATACCAGCAGGAACTCCAGCAATGTGCTTTTGGAACTCAGGTTTAACTTTGACTTCAACTACATAATGCATACGTCTCTGAATAGAGACTGGATTATTAGAGTAAGTAAAAGCGTCCAAATCTTCAACATTAGTAGTAACAGAAACAATTTCTGGTTCAATGAAGACTTGTCCCTTGTTAATCAATTCAGCCATAGGTGGACTGTAAGGTGTGTTATTACACACACGAATAATTACATCACAAGGTGAGGACTCGACAAAATCAGCTTTGACATTAGCATGATCATCGATCTTAAGTTCGACCATATCAGATCGAGCTCCATCCCAATGTTTCTTACCAGAGACATAGATAAATTTCTTAACATCAGACGTATCTAAATCAGCTCCAGAAAGAAGATAATGGGAAGTTTGTTCGCAAAATGTAGATTTACCTACACTGGACAAACCAAAATATTCAATACTAAAGGGTGCACGCTTAAATTGAGCATTTCCTCTAATCATTTGAAATTCACTAAGAACCTTAATACAATCTTTGTATTTGGTTTCTAAAACGCGCTTATCAATGCCACGGGCTTCAGAAAGCATGCTACTAAGTTTATTTTTCATATCAATAAGATCACCAAGTAAATCTTGAGATTTAATATGACCGACCTTTTCATGATTACCACTGCGATACAAGTCCCAATGATGCATGATTTGACAAAATTCCTGTTCGAGATCAGAAGTCTCCAAACTATCAACCAAAAATGGTCGGATAGACTTAGTCTTAATGGCGTAATAAACACGTTCGCAAAAATAAACAGTAATGTCAACAACTGCGGTAGCTAAATCGCCAGCTCCAACACAAAGTGTCTTCATATCTGGTTCAATGACCTTAAATCCTTTAATAGAAAAAGTTAAATCAGAAACTCGATAAAGTCCTGACATAACAACAACACTCAACAAACGAGTGAAGTTTTTGAAAAAGGAAGATGACTTACACTGAAGCCAGTTTGACTTTACATCTTTAACAAAAGAAAGCCACGATGGATCAGTTTCTTCATCACCTAATTGTGGATTATAATCCATAATCTCAGTCATGTAAGAAATGATTTGTTTTGATATCGAAGTATCAAATTTATCTCGGATGTAAAGGCCGAGAATAGCAAGAGCACCCTTGTAATCGGTACTCTTGGAAATAGAAATAAATAGAAGGGTTAAACCTTCAACTTCTTTAACAATATCATCACTGTTCTTAATACCTAATTGATTAATGAGAGTATCAAGAACCATGTTTGTCAAATTAAGAGATTCAAATCCAAGCTGAGTGTCGAATTCAGCTTCATTAGCAATCTCAAAAATCCTAGGCAATGTAGGAACAAACTTCCTGTATTGCTTACGATTCAACTGACGATAAGCACTAGAGTGCACAAAAGGTCGTCTATATTCAAATGGACGTGGTGGAATATCGTGCTGAGCACTGTTGTTCCATCGATCAAGTTGTTTCTTATAATAACTTGCACGTCGTTGCTCCTTATCGGAGGCTTCGCCCATAGAGAGCAGGTCCAATACTTTGTTTGAGTACCTAACCATTTTTCCAATTTTACCACTTAAAATTCGTTTTGATCTTATAATAACTTTGATTTCATAGAAGTGGTTTATTGCAATTGATTGGACGGGGTGCTTTATCATACCCTACGTCCTAAATTTTTCATATTGCTTTCAAACAAGCATATACACGTATGTGATCAGAATTTCCGTCTTACCAATGTGCGCGGGTCTACACACATAAATGTACATGAAGAGTCGTACGTTATTTCACTAAATAAACTAAAATTCGTTTTACCCATAGAAGGGGGCTAATAGGAAATTGGAGTAACCTAATTAGCTGTGCTATGATACACTAACAAATAATAATAAATAAAGCGATTAAATCGCCTAACTCTAGAATCCAAGTTCTAGTTCAACATCCAAATTCAGACGTCAATAAATACGTTTAGAATAACTACGTAACTGCATGTGGCGTTCATGCAGATTTTCCTAGGATCAAACCTAGACAAGGACTGTTTCAATAACAGATTGAAATAACCTTCGTTTTGGTTTCCACAATAAACAAAAATGGTACACAGTTTCGGCCGTAAAGGCAGAGGTCGTGTAGACCTAGAATAAAAGTAGAATTAATAGAGTCACAATCGGAGTGAGAAAAGAGCATCGTAATGCTCAGATTCACTCGAGGGTGTGATTTCTATGCATATTTAATGCCAAATAATTCA